TTTGCTGAGCGTGTGAAATCTAAAAAAGCAGTTCTTAGAAAAAGTGGAAAAATGCAAGATGCAGTTTCCATCTTCAAAGAAATGTATTCTTAACATTAACTATAAAGGAGTAAAGTATTATGGCACAGCCAACAAATACATTTGATACTTACGATAGTGTTAATGCTATGAGAGAAGATTTAGCTGATGTGATCTATAACATCTCACCAACTGAAACGCCTTTCATGAGCAACGCATCAAAAGGATCAGCAACAAATACCCTTCATCAATGGAATACTGATGGTTTATCAGCAGTAGCAGTAAATGCACAAGTTGAAGGAGACAATGTAGATGGAGACGCTATTACAGATGTAGAGCGACTAACCAACTACACTCAGATTTGTCATAAAGCCGCTACTATTTCTGGTACTGATGACGCAGTCAACAACGCAGGAATGGGTGAGCAAATGGCTTACCAAATGGCAAAAATGGGTAAAGAAATTAAGAGAGATATGGAAAATGCTATGGTAGGCATTGAGCAAATAAAAGTAGCAGGTAACGCTTCTACTGCTCGTAAAAGTGCCTCAGTTGGAACATGGTATGGCGGCAATATAATTGGTACTGGCGGTGCAACCGCAGCTAATAATTTTGCTAAGAATGGCTCTCCTTCTGCAACACCAACTGGAAATGGTGCAACTGCAATCTCAGGTGGTACTAATAGAACTTACACCGAAGATCTACTTAAAGCAGGTCTATTAAAGGCATTTGATTTAGGTGGAAATCCTGATACAGTTCTTATGACAGCAAGTCATAAACAACTAGCATCAGCTTTTAATGGTGTAGCAACTAAATACAAAGATGCTTCAGACAAAGTGTCAATCGGCACAACTGATATTTATGTATCAGATTTTGGCGAAGTAGCTTTTGTTCCAGATCGTTTCCAAAACGCAAACAGAGTTGATATTTTGCAAATGGATATGTGGAGTGTAGACTTCCTTAGACCATTCCAAACTAAAGACTTAGCGAAAACTGGAGACGCAGATAAGAAAATGATGTTAGCTGAATGGACTTTAACAGCAAAAAATCCAAACGCATCATATGGTATATTTAACTTAACTGCATAATTATTTGTAGTTTTAAGGATTAGGAGGGGAATAATCCCCTCCTTTTTAATTTAATTTTTTAGGAGAAACAAATGGGAGTTTTTAAAAACAAAAAACATACCTCACGCTTATACAAGGTTGTTAAAGATGCTTGTTATTCTAAACCAATAGTAACTACAGGTGATGGAAAAAAACAATCTAAAGAAATGGCAAGAGGAGAGAGAGTTTATAATCCTTCTTTAAAAAGACAAGAAGATCAAGGATTATCAATTAAAGGCACAATAGACAGAATGATTGCAAAAGCTGTCGGCAAAGGTGCGTAGTGCCAACAAAAAAGTTTTCACTCAATGATAAAAATGATTCATCAGCAGTAAAAACAAATTTATACTATGATGATGTTGAGAAAAAGATTCATATTGAAAACACGCAAGATGTTCAAGAAATTATTAATGCAAACAAAGTAGCACAAAATGAAGGTGCATATAAATCAAAAGCCATGTCAGATGCCAAAGGGTATAGAGTGGCAAGATTGCCAAATATTGTTTTACATCAATTAGCGAAAAAAGGAATACTATCAATTACAGGACAAGTTTTAGATAAACCACGATTTTTTAAATGGTTAAATGACTCAGATAACAGACACTTTAGAATTTATACAGGAAATTTATAATGGCACTTACAACTTATGCTTTGTTAAAAACAACAATAGCAAACTATTTAAACAGGACAGATCTCACTTCATATTTAGGTGATTTTATTACGCTTACTGAAAGCAGGTTAAATAGAGAGTTGCGTGTTAGAGAAATGGTTAATACTGATACCAGTACAACAACAGTATCAGGAACTCAATCTTATTCCCTGCCAAGTGGTTTTTTAGAAGCTAGTGCAGTTATTTTTCAAAGTGATCCTTATAGAACATTACGATTTATGGCGAATGGTGATTTTTATAGATTTTACAATTTAAGCAAAACTTCAGGACTTCCAACTTTTTTTACGATTGTAGGATCTAACATTTTATTAGGTGTAGCACCTGATTCAGCCAAAACATTACAAATAGATTATTATAAAACAATAACCCCTTTATCTGATAGTAATACATCAAATGATATTTTAACTAATTATCCTGAGTTGTATTTATATGGAGCATTAGCAGAATCTTCTCCTTTCTTAATGCAAGATGAACGATTAGATACTTGGGCAAGATTATACAAAGAAGCCTTAACAAATGCTAACTTATCTTCAGAGAAAGGATCAATTACATCTTCACCAATGCAAATGAGTACAGCAGGAATAGTGTAACATGATTAAGTTTGGAGAATTACAAGCTGACTTACCTGCGTATCAAAATTCAGGAGCATTAAAAGCAGATAATGTTATTCCTTTAAAAGATGGATATAAAAGTTTAGCAGGGTTTCAGGCATTAAGTACAACAGGTTTAACTGGAAGTGCTTTAGGTTTATTTTCAGCTTTTCAAGAAGATGGTGTAACTAACTATGCAGGTGATGCAACAAAATTGTATCAAATGAATAGTAGCCAAGAATTTATAGATAAATCTAAGGCAGGTGGATATAATAATTCTACTACAGAAGGTTCAAGAGATTACTGGGCCTTTACACAATTTGGCACAAATATTATTGCAACTAATCACGCAGATTACATACAAAAATTTGATGAAGGAACAGACTCATTATTTTCTGATTTAGTTTCCTTTAAATCAAAATACATTACAGTTATAAATAACTTTGTTGTTTCAGGATATACAACTGAATATGAAACAGCAAAAAGTTTTGACTCTAATACTATTTCAAGTAATCAAATAACGATTACAAGTCATGGTTGGGCAACTGGCGACACAGTTATTTACGATAGAAATGGTAATACTGCTTTAACAAATTTAACTGATGGTAGCACTTATTATGTTATTTATGTTGCGGCAAATACTATTAAATTAGCAACAACTTCAGCAAATGCCACAGCAGGAACAGCGATTGCTTTAACTGCTACTGGTGGAAGTGAAACACATAAATTACAAAAATTTGATGTTAATAACCAACGAGTAAAATGGTCAGCATTAAATGATAGTTCAGATTGGACTCCAAGCCAAGCAACACAATCAGGGTATCAAGATGTTGTAGGCCCTCATGGTAATCTAATGGGAATTGTTGGTGGAGAACAATCAGGCATAGTTATTTTTGAAAGAGCAATCTATCGTATGTCCTATGTTGGAACTCCATTGATCTTTAGATTTGACAAAATTGCCGATAATGTAGGAGCATTTTGTGATAAAAGCATAGCCTCTTTTGGTAATATGATTTTCTTCTTGGCTCAAGATGGATTTTATATGCTAACAGGAGGACAACAACTCACTCCTATTGGTAATGGTAAAATAGATAACTTTTTCTTTGATGACATATCTTCTCAAATAGATGGTGTATGTTCAGCAGTAGATCCAAATAATAGTATTGTTGTTTGGTCTTATAGAGGATCAGGAGCAACTTCTACTTCTAACATTAATAATAAATTAGTTATTTATAACTATGCAGTTAATAAATGGAGTACAGGTTCAGGTTTAGAACTAGAATATATATCTAGTGCATCACAAGAAGCCTTCACAACATTAGAAAGTTTAGATGTGTTAGGTGATTTAGATAATTTACCTAAATCATTAGATTCTTATTATTATGGAGAAGGAATTGTAGGTCTAGCAGGATTTAATTCTGCTAATAAATTTGGAAAGTTTATTGCAACTTCCCTGTCAGCTACAGTTGATACAACTGAGTTTGAAGGAGTAGAAAATAGACGATCTATTATTTTAAATTGCAGACCGATTGTAGATGGTTTGGGAAATACAACTGTTACAGTAACGCCTATTGCAAGATCTTCACAGTTAGATAGTGTAGATGTAGGCACAGCAGTTTCTACGCAAGATAATGGTGTGTGTCCTTTACGATCTAATAGTAGGTATCATAGAATGAGAGTATCAGTAACAGGTAATTTTACAACCATGTCAGGAGTAGATGTAGAGGCAAGACCTGAAGGAAGAAGATAATGGCTGATAATCAATTTCCCATTGTACCAATTTCTATACCAGATCATCCTTTTCC